CCAAATTGCTTGCCAACTCTTTTACCACCAGCAAGTTTTTTTCTAGGTTTATTTCCATAGTCATTTCTCATAGTTTCTCCTTATTTTTTTTTACCATTTCTAAATATTTGAGTCCCCTTTATACCAAATATTGACGCGCATACAAGGATCCATAAATTTGTGAACCATGACGGCAGTGCCGAAAAATGCTCAAAGAACATTTTTATCTTCTCCATCGCCGCCGGATCGTCCGACCAAACTCCCCAGGCGAGCACCAAAATGGGCAGTGTGAGAATTGCTAAAACTACCTCGTCCTTGTAGTCGTTTTGACGAGCTTCTAACAATTTTCCCTGGTAAGCTTCCTCACCTCGGGCCATCTTAGACGCATGCATGTGTTGTGCATCCGCCATAGCCATCTTTGTTTCTTGACGTTTTTTGTAAATGTGTGAACCAGCGTTGAGCGCTAACTTAATTGCACTAAACCACATACTAATACCAAGTTACTTTATATGGTTTTTTCTGTTTTGCTGGAACAGAATTTTTATCACCTGTAGCAATATAGTTTTTTCCTCTGATGCTAGTTTTAGATCTAGGATCAACTGTCTTTCCTTGCTCAGGAATCTTAACTTCTGTAGATTTTTTATAATTCCATGCCATAATGTCCTCCTTTTATATTATTTTTGC